AGGGCGTTTTAATAGAGATGCCTAATGACCGTTCACAAACTTAGAGGTACGCTTCAAGAATACTTTGAGAGCATGGTAGGTAGAACTATCGAGGAGGTAGCAATCTTTGATAGTGAGCTTGTTATATTCTTAGATGACGGGAAGGAAGTATGTATCTGGGATGGCGAGATGGGTTTAGCAATGCAAATTAATGAGAGGCCAGAGTTCGATGATTAATAGCAGGAAACTAGAAGATTTAAATCCAAAAGTAAAGGTGCTATGTGAAAAATTTATTGAAGAGTGCAAAAAACAAAATATTGACGTTCTCATTACAAGTACATACAGGGATGCTGAAAGCCAAAACGCTTTGTATGCACAAGGCAGAACAACTGCTGGCAAGATTGTCACCAATGCTAGAGGTGGACAGTCTTATCATAACTGGCGTGTCGCTTTTGATTTTGTGCCTCTTGTTCATGGCAAAGCTCAATGGTCTGATTTAAATACTTTTAAAAAGTGTGGTGAGATTGCAGAATCAGTTGGTTTAGAATGGGCAGGTCGTTGGGTTAAGTTTAAGGAACTGGCACATTGCCAATATACTAATGGATTGAAACTTGCAGACTTTCAACAAGGGAAAACAATTTGAGAAAAAAATGGTATAAATCTAAGACGCTATGGTTCAATGTACTCGTTGCGATGGGTGCAGCAATTGAGGCTTCATTATCTTTGGTAGAGGGTTACTTTAATCCTGCTACCTTTTTGACATTGATTTCTATTGTTGCTGGCGTAAATGTAGTGCTTAGATTTATATCAACGAATGGATTAGAGAAGTGATACTAACTTTTTTAAAGATATACTGGAAACAGGCTGCAATAGTGTTCGCATTAGCGTTTATTTTTGCGTTTGGATACTACAAGGGCTATTCATCACAAAAACGTGAATTTGATGCCTTTAAATTGCAAATAGAGGCAAATGCAAAGATTCAACAGCAAAAGAATGCAGAACTTGCTATAAAGCAACAAAAAATTAATGAAAACATTACAAGGGAATACGAAGATGCTATCAAGAAGCTTAATTCTCATTATGCTGCTAACACTAAACGCTTGCTCAACAATTCCGCAAGCAGTCGAGTGTCCGAAGTTCAAATCACCACCAGCTCAGTTGATGCAAAAACCGAAAGCAGTATACCTGATACCACAAGAGATATTGCCTTAGATTGCGCTTCTGACGTTTTACAGCTATTATATCTGCAGAAATGGATTGAAGATCAACTACTTATTCAATAGCGAGAGGTCATGGATACCAAAAAACCTATCACGCATCTTGTGATACCAGACGTACAAGCAAAAGATGGAAACGATTTTACATACCTAAAGTGCTTAGGTAACTTTATAGTACAAAAGAAGCCAGACACAATAATTTGCATAGGCGATTTCGCGGATATGGAATCGTTGTCGACTTATGATAGGGGTTTAAAATCTTTTGAGGGTAGAAGCTACAATAAAGATTTATGGGCTGCTCGTGAGGCTATGGATGCATTGCTGACACCTTTGTATCAGTTTAATGCAAAAGCTAAACGTAATAAAGAAAAACAATACAAACCTCGCATGGTTTTAACACTAGGTAACCATGAACATCGAATTGATAGAGCAATTAATGAAGATCGTAAACTTGACGGTCTTATTACTACCGATGATTTACCTTATCAGGACTGGGAAGTAATACCGTTCCTAGAAGTAATTACCATAGATGGCATAGCATACTCGCACTATTTTACGTCAGGCGTGATGGGCAGACCAATTACTACTGCTGCAGCGTTACTTACTAAAAAGCATATGAGCTGTTTTGCAGGACATCAGCAAGGTAGACAAATATCTTATGGTCGTAGGGCAGATGGTCGAGAGATGACTGCTATTATTGCAGGATCATTTTATGAACACGAAGAATCATACTTAGGCGCACAAGGAAATCAACATTGGCGTGGGTTCTATGTGTTACATGATGTGCATGATGGTGCATTCGATGAGATGGCTGTAAGTATTAAATTTTTAAAAGAACGATATAATTATTAGAGGTGCATTATGGCAGTATTAATTGATAGACAAACTGGACAGATTTTTGATCCTAGCATTCCTACTGCTATGGCATTATCAAGGCGCAAACCAGATCCAGCACAATTTAATACAGGCCGCAATGTAACTGGTGTCTTAGGTGAATTATGGGATGCAAGTAAGCTTCAAGGTTTAGCTCCTGAGCTTACACCATTAGGAAGCTTGCCTAATTTACCTATTGCTGCAAAGACTGCTACAAATGCAATTGGTACTGGTGCTAAAGCTGGTGCAAGAGAAATTGCTCGTCAAATTGAAACTGGCACAGGAATATTTGGTAAAGGCACTATTGATCCCAGAATGTATGCTTACCTGCCAGATGTTCCATCTAAACCAAATCCGCTTGTTGGAGCTAGATTTTCTACTGAATCAGCAAATAGCTTAGTTCCAGAGGTGTTATTCCCAATAGAAAAATTAAAAGGCGCTAGTATTGTTAAAACACCATACGACAATACAAGTGCTGGTCAAATAGTTAAAGGTGTTTCTGGGGATATTAATCTTGAAAGACCAGTTCAAACTATGGGCGGTGATGACTTTGCTAGATTAATTGGAAATTATAATCAAAATATTGGCGGAGCTTCTAACTTTGAAATTGCAAAAAGAGTAGCAAAACGTATTGATGAGGCAAGAAAAGAAAACTTAGCAGCAGGTGGTACAGGTGAGGTATATACAGCACCAGTAACAATGAGTCAATCAGAACCAGCAGAAGCATTCTCAACATATCCAACTGATATTCTATTGCAAGTGTTTAATCAACAAGGTAATAAGAAATCAATTAAAGAACTTAATGATTGGTTTAGAAACTCACCAGTACAGACTCCAAAAGGATTAGTAAGACCATTTGGTAATTTTAAAGGTGTTGAAACTCCAGAAGGTCAAGCACAGTTGATAACTGGAGAAGGTTTTGGAGTTGGCGGTACTGCTGGAAATGCCAGAAAAAATTTATTTCAAGGCGGCTCAATGACTAAATTTGAGAAGTTATTTGATTACAACATGAAAGATATTCGTGGTGCAGTCAATGTTCCTGAATTTGCAAAGCTTCCAAAAGGTTATGTTAAAGGAAATATAATTCAAACATTTGAAAACACAGCGCTTACACCATCATCAATGGGATCTAAAATTGGTGCTTATGACACAGACATTGCTGGTAAGTATGCTGGAAAAATAAATCCTACACCTGTAGAACTTTTGATGTCTAAACCATATATGGAAATTTATACAGAAATGTTAAATAAATATCCAAAAGCATCAAATAGCAAATTACATAATATGACTCTAGGTGCAATGGAAAAACGCAATAAAAACATATCTCAAATGATTGATCAAGAAACTATTGATAATTACTATAAATTTCACGAGGGATTACTTGGTAAGTAAATTCTCTATGGCTTGATTAATATTGTTATTTACCATCGTATAGATTCTTTCTTTTACAAAGTCTGTTGCCATTGTTGGATATGATTTAATATCAATATTGTTTTGTTTTAGTAAAGATTCAATTGCTTTTTCTAGATGATATTCAAAAGTATCGTTCATTATTTTCTCCGAGTTAATTAATGATAATACTGAGGCTGTAGCTTGTAATAAAACCCATAATATTACATACAAGCTATTTTGCTTGGTATAAATTAGGAGCTATATCATGTGGACAAAACCATCAGCAACTGAAATGCGTTTCGGCTTTGAAGTAACTATGTACGTTATGAATAAGTAATCATTCGTAATGTGACTTGTCTGGAAATCCATCACCGTTAGCACCTATACGATCAATTCTTTCTTCTGGCCAGTCCTGATCAGGATACTCGTTAAGTGGTAATGGCGGTGGAGTCCAGCCTCCGTTAGTTTTCTTTTTCTTCTCGCCAAAAATACGATCAAACGATTTAGCTCCTTCTTCTGTAAGAGTTCGTGATACTAAAGCATCCCCAGTTACGTCATTGTACGTTGCCATATTGCCTCCTAATCAAATCCTGTTGCAGCATCAAACATTCCCCATGTGGATGCTATGCCTCTATTTACTTTACTCTTTAGTCCAGACTTAAAGTAGTCTTTTCCTTTTGTATCTAGCAGCGATGTCTTACCATGAAACTTACGCAAGTTAGGGTTGGCTGCAATCAACTCATCAAACTTGCCTTTAGCAACCTTTCTATTCTGATTAGCAATTGACTCCTTCAAGAACTCAAGCGATTCTTCGTATGTCTTTGCTTGGAACTCTTTGCCTGTCAATGCAAACTTTAGCACCCATCTCTTAGTATCATCACAGAAGACTTTGGTTTCAGACAGTACGCCATCATCAATCATACGCTTTGCTGTGTTGATGCTATGAAACTTGTCAAGGCCAGTTGCCTTCATTAACTCTGATGACGTTAGCTGCCTGTTAGCTTTTACTGCATCATATATCAACTGCTTCTTTTGATCTGACTGGTAAATCTGTTTTGCTCTGCTGTTATTCATAATACTCTCGTAAGTGGTGGGGTACTAACAGGTTCAATAAAATAATCACAAGATATTGAAGTCTTAGCGATCCAAACTAATATGCTTTCCCCCATAAAAAGGTGGCCTACTCACGACTACCCCCGTAAACGCTTTCGGCCTTGATGCTTATCTCTATACTAGCAGTCTATTGGCATCAAAATTATTCTATAATAAATTCTTCAATTCTAAAATTTTCGCTTTCTGATTTCATTATACTTGCAATAAAATCAAGAGCATCTTCTTCCTTTTTAAATACTTTTAATACTACTTCATCTTTAAAAACAATATTAATTAGTTTCATAATAATTTCCTAAAATGGGATCTCTTCTTCAAAGTCTTCTGCAGGTTGTGCTACTTTTGCAGGACTTTTTTCTGCTGCATCTTTTTTACCTAGCAATGTTACGCTACTCACATTAAGCTCTAAAGTGGTTTTAATTGATCCATCCTTAGCTTCATATTCATTTAAAGAAATCTCTCCATTTATGCCTACCTGTGTGCCTTTCTTGAGGTACTGTGCAAGAGTTTCACCACGCTTTCCAAAAAGACTGCAGCGTACCCAGTTAGTTTTTTCATTTTTACCATAACCAGATGATACTGCTACTGACCATGATGTAATGACTGTTCCATCTGCTGTGTGACGTACTTCTGCATCACTACCGATATTACCTGTTGCTGATAAGTTATTCATTTAGTTCTCCATATTGAAACATTATTGTACACGAGGTACTGGTTTTGACAAGAGGTATTTATGCCCCAATTGTTTCTTTAATTCTTCGATCATCTGATCACGTTTTGTAATAGCTTCCATTGGTGGTGATGGAATATTTCTAAAGTCAATTAGTCGTTCAAACATTACTTTCTCCTTAGTGGGTGAATAGTACGCTTTGTAATACTACATCTGCGTTTGTCTGCCTCTTCAATGTAGTAAGCCTTTTTAAGCTCATTACAGCGACCAGATACTGCATTGATAGGAATGCCAGTCTTAGCGCTAATCTCTTGCAATGAATAGTCTACGTCACTATCCATAGCATCAAGTATTGACTGTGCTTGCTGACCAATTAATCCGCTTGCTTGAATATCAACATACGCTTCTTTGCTAGTTTCACGAACTGACATGATTATCCTTTCAATGAATTAATGTATTTAGTGATAGCAGTTCTTACATTAGATGGCAATAGTGACCAAGCATAAACCTTGCGATCATTATCTATTTCGCCATTGCTATCTTTTGAAACTTCTTGTAAGCGATCATAAGCAGCTTCTGAATTGCTCATTTCAATATCTGAAATAATCTCAATTGCTTGATCTTGGATATATTGTTTAACATCATCGGTTAAGTCTTCACCAGCACCAGCAGTAGGAGTTACCTTCTTAGGAGCTTGCACCTTATCTTCTTGGGGAATGTCTTCACCTGCATATATATAAATTCCAAGACCAAACATTGCCAAGTTCTTCACTAAACAACGCATGATTGTTTTATTTACATCAAACATATCAAAAGCTGCTACCTTTTTGACTTCTTCTTTATTTTTATATTTATTCCATACTGTATATTCATATTCATCAAATTTCATTGCATTGTTTGCACCATCCATTACTGGCAGCCACATCTCGTGTGTAATTCCACCAGCAGTAACTTCTGTGTAAACAATAACACCAGCACCAGATTCAAAGTAAGGAAGATTATCTTCATTCTTTATTACCTTGTATGTTGCTTCTGGATATGCTTGTTTAAACTCACTCCAAGCCCATGCCCATGATAAATAAGTTAAACCGTTTTTCTTTTCTGTGTGTGCATTAACATTAATCTTGCTTAATTCTTTAAAGTTACTCATTTACTCTTCTCCTAATCTCTTGTATGACAAAAATGTACTTCACCGCAACAACTTGTCCAATTATTAATCTTTGGACTACCACAATAGACACATACCTCTTCTAGCTCACGATCTACGATGTCAGATGGATAATCATCCATTGCTAACTCATCCATTACTTCTGCTTGAAATTGTTGTTCGCACATATTATTTCCAATCAAAAAATTTTGCAAGTAGTTCGCCTACAAGTAATAAAGCGATAAAAATAACTAATCCAACTACAAAGATCAATAAGTTTTCCATTACTTTGCCTCCGCCTTGTCGTTATCTTCTTTAAGTTCTTCGTTAAGTTGTTTAAGTAGTTCTGCTACCTTTGCCCAGTCAATATTACTCATCGAATCTCTCCTTCATCTCTTTAAGCATATCTGCAAGTTTTAGTTTGTCATCTTGATCTAAACCGTATAACTCTTCTTCTCTTAACAAAGCACCTAATGCTTTATGCAAATCCCAGTAATCTTTAATTTCTTGTTGTTCTGCTGGTGTTAAATCTGCGTATGCCATCTCGTTCTCCTTAGTAAGCTACTTCAACGTAGAAAAATACTGGTTCATCATCGCTGATATTTTTATTTTGACGTTCAGCGTAGCAATCAGCATCAAAGCGAGTTTTAAATGTGTGAACTAAATCTGCTTGTGATCCATAAACGCCATTATTGCGAATTACGTTATAAGTTGTGAAGCCATCATTTAATTGTGTCATCTCGTTCTCCTGTGTTAATATGTAGTGCATGAATAGAACTATACTCTTATATAAATTAAATGCAACACTTTTTTACCAGAATTTTAACAATTATTTAAATTGGCAGGCAAATATGTATAAGAAAACTAAATACAACAATAAAATCACGGAGTTAGATGGCATTAAGTTCCATTCGCGCAAAGAATCTGTGCGATATTCTCAGCTAAAACTGTACGAAAAAGGTGGATTAATTAAGGATCTTAGGCTGCAAGTTTCGTATGAGCTGATTCCTAAGATGGTGATTAATGGTAAAACGGAAAGAGCTATTAAGTATGTGGCAGACTTTGTATATATAGACACGGTAAATGATAAAGAAATTGTCGAAGATGTGAAGGGTATGATCACAGACATATTTAAAATCAAGTATAGGCTGATGAAACAAATACACGGTATTGACATAAAGATTACATAAGTGTATATTTATTACATGTCACTTGGAAGTGATTAACTAGTATGACTTCACATGCACTCTGGCGGTTACTAGACCGTTCTTCCAACGCCCTTAAAAAAGGTGAGAGTGCAGGTGAGGTCATTTTTTTTGGATGACACATATGCATTACTATCAATTTAATATAGGTGACTACTCTAGTCATACTAAACATCTAACGCCATTAGAAGATATTTGCTATCGCAGACTTCTAGATTGGTATTATCTACATGAAAAACCAATACCTAAAGACATTAACACAGTAACTAGAATGCTTATTCTTAACGGATGCTCAACGGAAGTTGAACAGGTGTTGAACGAGTTTTTTGTCAATTCTAAAAATGGATGGATTAATCCAAGAGCAGATAAAGAAATTGATGCTTATCATAATAAGATTTTATCTAGTTCTAGAGCTGGAAAAATAAGTGCTGAAAAAAGAAAGACTTACAATCAACAGGCGTTGAACACAACTTCAACAGACGTTCAACCAACCAATAACCATAAACCAATAACCAATAACCATAAAACAGTAAAATACATACCACCAATTCCAAAAGAATTGTTGGACAACTGGTTAATAGCTAGAAAGAAAAAACCAGTAACAAAGATTGTATTTGATGCAATATCTAGAGAAGCTGCAGTATTAGGATGGAGTGTTGAAGAAGCTATTCTTTATAGCTGTGAAAACTCATGGCAAGGATTTAAAGCTGAATGGGTATCACCTGCAGATAGGAATCGTAAGAAATTAGATGATTGGTTAAATGAGGATTCAAGTTCTGATGATGGATTTGGATATATTAAAACTATAGACGTTGAAGGAGTTCCATTTTGATTAGCGCAGACAAAGATGATTTTTTATTTATTATGAAAAACATTACATTGCTTTACCAAAAGAAAGAGTATGAAACAGAGCTGCTGCGTATATGGTGGTCTAAGTTAAGGCAATTTGATATTAAAGTTGTATCTATGGCATTTGATAAATGGGTAGATAACAATAAATACCTTCCATTACCTGCTGACATTATTGCTTTGTGTAAGGCACAGGAAGCTAGAAATTTTGCTACAGCGTTACCTAAACCTACACACACGCCAGAGCAGATCAAAGAGAATCAGGAAAGACTTAACCGTGAGTTGGCTAAGATGAAGCCAAAGCGTGATCACAAGGCATGGGCTAAGGACATCATGAAAACACCAGACAAGTTTCCAGATATTTCATTAAGATTTGCAAAAGAAGCATTGCACATAATGGAATAAATGATATAATGTATTGCATGATCAATTCGATCATTAACTAGGAGAAGAAAAATGATTTTAATTTTAGGTTTAACTGGTTTGACCATTTTAGTATTTGCATTTTTATTTTTTGTTGATGCAATTACTAATATAAGAAATGCAGCGCTTACTGTTTTAGCTGTATTTGCATTATCTTTTGTATTAAGTTCATTCACAATTATTTCTGCTGGACATCAAGGTGTGCAAGTGACAATGGGTGAAGTTAATATGAAAACACTTAATGAAGGTCTTCATTTTGTTAATCCAATTTCAGATGTGCATGACGTAAGTGTTCGTGTTGCTAAAGCGGAATTAAAAAATGC